CGTCCTTCAGCTCCACGTTCCCACGCGCCCGATAGACAGCCACCAGCAGCACCACCAACAGTGCCAGCTGCCAAGCGGTGACGCGGGCGCCGGCGCCCTGCAGGATGATCTGCAGGGCCTGCCCACCGGTGCTGGCAATCAGCAGCCAGGCGCACCAGGCGATGCCGTGGCGATGGTTGGCGTTGGGCGCCGGGCGGTAGGTCAGCAGGCGCACACAGATGGCCACGCAGCACAGCAGCGTGGCGGTGGTCAGTAGCTCAGCCATCGGAGCCTCCGCGCGGCAGACGGCTCGGATCGGCGGTGCGGCTGCGCTCGATCAGGGCCAGGGTGAGGGTGATGATGGTGGCTGCACACAGGAACGCGGCCAGGCCGCTGGACGCCACGTCAAACCGGCGCATGACCTCCGTGCCGCCCATGTAGCCGGCCACCACGCTGATGGCCAGGTAGATCAGGCGCTTCCAGAGCGTCAGATCCTTGGCCGACACGACGAACAGCGTGGCACCGGCGAACGCGCCGATGAATGCGTCCGTCTCGATGCCCGGCAGCAGCGAGGCGAGGCCGACGCCGGTGGCCAGTGCGGCCATGCTGCCGGTGGAAGTTGGTTCGGTCATCTTGAATTTCGTAGTTGGACAAGGGGACGCATCACTGCGCCGGTTGAGGGTGTCGGTACGTCCGGCAGTTCCACCACGGTGCCCATGGGCAGGACAGGGCCATGCAGGCTGATTCCATAGTTCAGCGCCATCACCCTCTCGACCATGCCGGTGGTGGTTCCGAGATGCCGATGACACAGCGCGTCGATGGTGTCGCCCTGTAGCGAGCGGACGCGCATCAGATCAACTCCACCGTGACCCGGCGCAGCCCCTGCAGATCGCTGATGGCGTTGCGGTGATCGCGCCGCATCTCATCAATGGTCGGGGTCAGATCGTCGGCGCGTTGATTGCCCTGGGCGGTAGCGTCGTAGGACCGGTAGCGTTCGTGCAGCTCCACGGCGGTGCAGCACTGCACTGCGCGCCGGTACAGCTGCAGCAGCACCGACTCTCCGTCGATCTGCTGCGCCGGTATGTCTGCCAGCGCAGCAAAGCCGTCCGCTTCCTTGCGGGCCTGCCACAACGCCAACTCCCGCGTGACCGAAGCCACGGCCAGCACCACGGTGTTGCGCAGCCGTGCCGACAGCACGTCACCCGGAACCCGGATGGCTTCGCGCAGCGCGTCCACGTCGATCTCCGGCCAGAATGCACCGGCGGTGACGGGGGCGAGCTTGGGTGCGGGTGATGCGTTGGCGGTGAAGGCGCTCATGGTGTGTCCGTAGGTCGCCGGTGGTCGGGGCGTCACACCAAGGGAGAGAGGTCTTGGTGATCGGCCCCGAGCCGGCGGGGTCGCGGGGTACGCTCGGTGTGACGTCAGTCGTTGGACTGGCTGGCGTCGAACTTCTTCTGCAGGCGCTCAGCGCGCTTGAGGTCTTCCTTGCCGCCGCAGCTGTCATGCAGCTGGATCGCGGTGCGCAGGTCTTCGATGGCCTGGGCAACTGCGTCGGCGCTCAGCGGCGCGGTCTCGGTATCGGTGGCCAGCAGGCTGCGTCCACGCGCCAGCAGCAGACGGGCGCGCACTTCGTCGGGCATGTCCTGGCCCTCGGTGAGCGTGGCCGCCCGGTCGATCACATTCAGGTCGAACGGGGCGCTGGTCTTGAGCGCGTTCAGCGCGGCCAACCCGATCTCCTCAGCCACCACGCAGGCCGCTGTGCGCTTGTGGGTGTCCGGCATATCCAGACCGTGGGCCAGGACATACCGCGCTATGTCGAGGCCGGCATCGAAAAGCCCGGCATCGAAGTGCCACAGCATCAGCGTGGAGACGATGTCGTCCTTGCCGCCGGCGTCCGCCGACAGCACGCCGTCCAGATACGGGGCATAGGACGGCAGCAGCGCAGTCTTGAGCTGAGCTTTGCCCTGCGTGGACTGGATCTGCTTCAGCCGGGCGCGGTCGGAAGCCAGGCGCACCTGCATCTGCTGGTAGATCGTGGTCCCTTCCATCAGGTTGCTGCCGGCGGTGCGCGCCGCCTCCTTCGAGGCGAGCGCACGCTTCACATGGCGGCTGGCGGGGGTGTCGGCCATGGTCAGATCCCGAACTCGATGTTCTCGGCCACCGCGCCCAGACCGTAGTCCTCCACCACGTAGTCATCATTGGACGACTCGAAGTTGGCGACGCGGTTCTTGTTCGGCTGCTCGATGATGTGACGGCGGCGCGAGGCAATCTGCCAGTACAGCGACAGGTTGCTGAGGCTGGTCACCATCAGCGACTTGGCCGGGAAGAACGGCACGATGACCGGCTGCAGGCCACCGATGCGCTTGGCGCCCAGGATCAGTTCGGCCGCGACCTTCTCGGTGGGGGCGTTGTCACGGTTGATGATCGGGAAATACTTGTCGTGCACCAGCTGGCGGCCGCAGATCACCACCAGGCTCGGATCTTCCTGATGCCACGGGTCGATCATGTTGGCGACCAAGTCCATCACCAGGGCATCAATGTTGCCGTAGTCAGCGCCGGTACCGCCCACCTTGATCTTGCCGCTGCCATCGACGCCTTCGGTCATGACGCGCTCGGGCGCATGCTCGCGGTACTTCTGCAGCCAGCCCTTGTTCACGTCCTGCAGCATCGGATTGGCGACGCGGTCGGTGTTGATGGCAATGCTGGTGCCGTGCCAGCCGATCATGATCCGGTCCAGTGCCTGGCGCTGGATGATCGCGTCGCGGATCAGGGTCTGGAACTCGGGGCGATGCGCCCAGGCGTCCAGTCCGTGGT